TCGCAAGCCAGCCACCTGGTAAAACAACCGGCTGCGGTTCTTCAGCACCAACTGGTTGCGGTTATGCCCCTCCATCGGGATTTTGAACTGCCGCGGCAAATGCTCAAAATACATGCCCAAGGTGGACCGAAACATCTCCCGGTTCTCCTCAGTGTCCGTCACCAGCGTGGCGCCCAAGCCCGGATGCGTGAACACCCAATACAAATCCAACGCCAGGCTGATCGTCGTCACGCCAAGCTGACGGCCCTTGAGGATGGTGAAGAAATGCACGTCCTCTTCCAGCCCACGCGCAATCTCATTCATCACATAGGTCTGCGTGCCCAACAGCTTGTCCAGCCGCTGCAAGCCCTTCTCCTTGGTCTCGATCTGCAACTGAGAGCAAAACTGATAGAACTTTTGGAGGTCAAATTTCACGGCTTAACCGCGCCCGTTAAATTCCCAATCAACGCTTTGATTTTGGCGGCGTACTCTTGCTGCTGCTGCGAAGTCTGACCGGCACTCGGATCGCCAGACAGCAACCGCGCTATCATCGTTTCCCGTTGTGCCGCTTCACCACCAGGGTAAGCCGCCCCGTTATTTATGGTGGAAAGATACTGCGCTTGAGCGGGCGTCAACGCCGGCGCCGGCTGCTGATACTCCCGCATGGCAAGCCTTGCAGCCTCGTTCACAGCCACCGCATTCCGCTGCTGCGGGCTTAACGGTGAATTAGGGTTCAAAGCAATGCGAGCGTCTTCAGTCGCCATGCCTGCCACGTCCGGCCTACTGCGGAAAAACTCAGCCTCGCTTGGATACGGCTGCCGCACCAACCCGCTCACGCTCTCAGCCAGAGTGCCCGGCGCCTCGTTCTTGGCGATGGTGTTATACTTTTGATACTCACCAAAAATATCGGCAGGGCTAACGCCGGAATTAAAAAGCTGCAGCCCAGCCCGCCCCACAGGCAGAGCCTCAGGCCGCGGATTGTCTGGCTCACCAGCCTCATCAGCCTGCCAATACCTGAGCTTCTGGTCGCCATCCCTAGGCGTGTAAATCACACCCATGTCGGCACTTTGCAAATCCGGTATCTCTTGTCGGGCGCGGTCAAAAATCATAGCACCCATAACATTCTCGTCGGATTCAACCATGGTTTTGCCCCTAAACTTTATGCCAATACATAACGCCCCTTGAGGCACTTAACAACCACCCCAGACTTCCTCAACTTGCTCATCTCGATAATCACCACACTACGCCAGGTGCTCGGCAAATCATCACCCCATAACAACTCCGCAATCTCAGCCGCACTCACTCCACCCTCAACACCCAACATCCCACCAATCATCCGCCCACGCTCACCACCCTGCAAACGCCTCCTCCTCAAAACCCTCACATCACCCTCAGCCCTAGCACGCCTCAACACACGCATCACACCACTAACGCTTACATTGTGCCGGTTGCAGATGACGCGCACCAGTGAACCAGACGCATACATGTCCAGCACCTTGTTCATCACCACAGTATCCATAACCAAACCCTCATTCTGACAACTACGTTATATCGTATATATATAACCAGAACCCAGAAACCATATTTTTCTTGGGGGGAACAAGGAGAGGGGCACTCCCTCTAGCCCCCTCGCGGCCCACGCGCGGCCACGGGCGCGCGCTGGCGCCGGCGTGCGGGTGCTGTCTAGCTGTATAGGTCAGCGACCCTTACCCAAACAGGCGCTAGGAAGGCCGTACAGCCTGGTCTAGCCTATCTCCGCGGGTACCCTAGCGCCCCATGTGCCAGACCGGCCTCCAGCCCCCTCAGAATCGCGTGTGCGCGGTATTTGGGGTTGCTGTTGCCTCCATCATTGCCATTGCGTGGGCTGTAGTACGATATAGGACATAGCTACTGCCCTAACAGGGACGTGTGTTATGATATAACGTTCCAGGTGATGTTATGTTATAACGTAACCACGATATGACGATGTAGACGCCATATGGAACGCGTGCGCGCGCGTAGCAAGAATCGTGCCAGGCGTCAAGGCATGCAAGATTCGTGCCAAACTGCCGTATGCAAGAAGCGTGCCATGACGTGGCATGTTATCTTATAACACCAAACATTAAGAAAGATTAATAAAATAGGTGTTGACTCTAGCGTCTACAACGTCTACATTGTGGACATCGGCAATTAAGCCGGAGAGGGAAAGATACAATGTCTCACAACAGCCCATACGCTGACTTTTATGCGACTGACTTGGAAGACTTGGCGAAGTTTTGTGCGGAGCTGGTTCGCCAGGCTATCGCGTTCCATGTTGTCAGTCATGGCAAGACTTACCGCGTCTATATGACCGGTTACTGAGGGGAGCTGATACCATGATCCGCGAAACACAAGCTTGCCCGGCCTATGCGGTTATCCTGATAACGGGACGCGGCGATATCCGCCAGATTGCGGCGCCTGACATCACCACGGCAATGAACCTGGCGCGGGACTATGCGAAGACCTGCCTTGGCGTCGTTGTCGAGAATGAGCGCGGCAATATCGTTTGGGAGTTTGGCTAAAGGCAGGGGGGTTATCCCCCCGCTACCCGAACCGCTTCACGGGGCGGCTCCGGCGGCGAATTGCCGATAACAGAAGGGAACAAAACAATGACCTATATCGCCACCATCCGGCATCACTCACTCGCCTCGGCGCCTTGCATCACAATCCACGGCAACCTGGCGGCGGCCAAGCGCGCTGCTACCGATCGGTTTGGTGATGGTTTTATCGACCACACGATCGTGATCTACCAGCGCGGTGAGATTGTCGCGTTGCGCACGATCGGATCACGCAATTGGCAGCATGCCGACTGACAATCCGGCAAGGCGGCGTCACTCCGGTGGCGTGCGCTTTGCCCGATTGCCATGACGGCATCGACAACGAAAGGGAAAGATAATGATGCGCATCACGGGCATACCGTTAGAGGTTATCAATCGCGCGCTCGAACTGTATGGGCTTGACGCTGAGCGAAATTTGATTGCGGCGCAGAACGCGCTGGGCAGCGCCGAGGGGCGGCTTGACGCTTCAGGCCAATACACGCCGCTCGTGCAGGCTATCGCCGAGCACCTCATGAGTGGCGCTGGATATGAGATTGAGGAAGCCGCACAATGAGCACTCTCAAAACCATAGCCGAGGGCTTGGCATTCGCGTTTACCTTTTTCGGCCTGATAGGCTTGGCGGTGGTGCTATGAGGGCCGCATGATACTGCCCGAGCGTAAAATCCTGATAACCGCGGCCCTGCTGGCGTTAGCGTCATGCGGGGCCGCCATCTATTTATGGTGGAACCATGATTACAGAACAGCTCCTCACCGGCCTAGGCTGGAGTGCACCAGCCATGTGGTCGCCCATTCTAGAGGAACACATGTCCCGCGCAGGTATGACCGCCAAGCCTATCCGTGCGGCCATGGCGCTGGCGAATTTCGGGCATGAGACCAACGGCGGGCGGCGGCTGGTGGAAAGCCTTGACTACAGCCCGGATCGCCTCGCGGCCGTGTTTGGGGCTAGGGCTACCACCAAGGCGCTTGATGCCTGCCGCAGGGTGTTTCGGAAGGCAGACGAGCGCGCTATCGCAAACGAGGTTTACGGTGGAGACTGGGGGCGGAAAAACCTTGGCAACAAGCTGCCGGGCGATGGCTGGAACTACCGGGGACGCGGGCTTATCCAGCTCACCGGCGTTTGGAGCTATACGCGCGTGGCTAACGTGTTGGGCCGTGAATTGACCGATGAATGGGTGGATAGCATTGGAACCCCGGCGGGCGCGGCTGAGAGCGCGTGCGTCTGGTGGTCCCGCATGGGCCTGAATTTTGTGGCTGACAGTGGCGACCTGCCCAAGCTGCGCAAAGCGGTCAATGGCGGCTCTGTGGGGCTGGAAGATGTTAAAGCCCGCTATGACCAAGCCCGCGCGCTGCTTGTAGGCTAGTGTCTGCATTGCAGATGTTGCGCACAATGCTCACAATGCGCGCAATGTTTACAGGATAAGCACGCCATTTCCTTAGCGTTTGCAATAGCTTACGGGCCTGCGCTTGCCCGCTTCGCGCGCCATTCCCCCCCTGCACCCCCCTATATATTAACCCGATAGGGTTGATTATGGGGGGGTTTATCAAGTGTCGTGGGTTGTAACTATGGCGATTGTAAGAACGACGTAGGTCGTGGTGACGTCTAGGACGTGATGACGTCTTATATCATATTGCAAGAAGCGTGCCAAGCGTGGGAATGCAAAAAAATGGGCTTTTTAAAAGCCGGTCCGCTTGACCATTGGTTAACGTGCGCGCATTTAAAACGCGCCACAAACATGAAAGGGGCATTTCTATGACCGAAAAGCGGGGCCTCGGGCGTCCGAAAACGCCGGAGCTTGCTAGCATCACTTTTAGAGTGCCTGACGGTATTGACCAGGCAATTCGCGAGTTGGCTGACCGAGAGTATCGCACAATCAGCGGCCAAATAGTGCACATGCTGGAGCATTACATCTTGTTCGGGCAGCGGGCGCTTCAGCCACACCCGTCGGACTTTGGTCAGATGGTGGCGCAGGCTCGCCATAATAACGAACGCGGGATTTAAACTCCGACCGATTAAAATCCCGGGGGCTTCTCGTCGCTGGAAGCCCCCATGCAAGAACCGTGCCAGACTCAGTTGTCGCGCTTAAGTTTCTCCAAACGCACCCGGGCCGCATCGGCATAGCTGCTGCCGCTGTCGATCACGCGCTGATAACCAGCCATCAACGCCCCGAGGCTCACAGGCGCCGCCCGATCCGCGCGTTCTGGCCGCATACGGTGCTCGCGCTCTGCTATGGCCGCTTTCATCCTGTCCACCATCTCGCGCGTTTTCGCGTCATCCGCAGCCTTTTGCTCGGGAGTTAGGTCAGTGAAACTTACCTTTTTGGGAGGCTCCGGTGGCTTCCGCCGCGCGATGCGTTCCATCGCCAAAACCTTGCTGAACAGCCGGTTCGCTTCCGGTTGCACCACGGCCAGCACCTCGCTTGCGCTAGGCCAGAATTTAGACTTGGCTGCCAGGTCTATCAGCGCATCTTCCGTGAAAGCCTGCGCCGGAACCCTAGCGCAAGCCTTGGCAACTGCTGTGGCCCATACGGCACTCTCGCGCGCGCTGGGCGGGTTAGAGAACCCCGCGTGGATAGGTGCTATCCAGCTAAGCACGAAAGCCCCTGTAGGCGGCTGTAGAGCGCCCCGCGCCTGCTTGGCAGCCCGTTCAGCCTCTGCCACCAAACTAGGGGCCAGCGCCTGCGGGCTATACTCTCCGGGGCCACTGTTAGTCTCCCGCCGCTGCTCATCGGCCACGGCCAGGCTAAGGGGCTGCGATAGCTGCGGCATACGCCGCACAACCAAATCACTCATTGTCCCACTGCTCCATCATTTCGCGCCACGATCCGGCGACCACCACCAGCCCACCAATAAGCGCGCCAATGCAGCCGGCGATAAACACGCCTGCTAATGTCCACATCAAAACATCTCCTCCGCGCTGCCTTCAACGATGGGCTGCACGCGGCGGGCCAGGTCTTCTCTGTTGCCGAAAGCCTCTTGCCCCTTCAGGTCAAAAAGCCCGCTCCATCCGTTTTCGATGCTCTGCCGGATGATGGCGGCGGGATCACGGCCCTCATTCCAGAACCGCTCCAACCGCGCGATGCACAGCTTTTTGGCGTGCTCAGTCCATGCCGCGCCAGACTTCGCCTTTCTGTAAGCGTCCCATTCCAGCCACGCATCAACCGGGACGCAAGACGGGATTTCCACGCTCATTTTTTGAATGCTGTATGCCTTCTTCGCCGCCCGCTTAGGCTTCACGGCACTGCCGAACAATTCAGCCGCCAGGCCCTCTTCAACGAGCCTGCGGCCCACATAAGAGCGCGTGTGCTCTGTGCGCTGGCATATCAGGTCGATCTGTTCAAGCACCTCGCTCGGCACGCGGATAGCTAGGGTTAGACTCGGCATTCGTATATCCTTTCCACATTGTGCGCATTGTGCGCTTCGTATGCGTAGGGCATTCCGATAGGGGTTGCAATAGGGGGTTGCGCGGGCGATAACGGTGGCGGCAGCGATGTCATTGTGTTCCTTTCCCAAAATCAAACTCAGCCCTGGCCTCACCGCTGGGGCTTTTTTTTGCCCTATGGCGATTTCCTGCTTGACCTCACAAAAACCTGCCGTAAATTGTGTGTCGCGCCACCAACAAGGAAAGGGACAGCGCAAATGGAAGAAGTATTTTTCGGAAAACATGCGGATTCGGACGATCTCTGGACCGTCTATCTGGACATTGATGACGAGTCCGCTCACATTCAGATCGTGATGGAAAACGACGATCAAGAGCTAATCCGCGACGCCATCTATCTCCCGACCGTGATGCTTCCGGCTTTGGCTACGGCCATCAACAGCTATTTTGCTGGCACGAAGAAGCTGGTGGAGGTGGTGATATGAGCTATGAGATTAAAGGACACCGATTGAGTGGCGATGTAAACATTCGTTTTGCCAAAGACTTATCGACAATGGATAGGGCGCTTTATGCCGCTTACAGGCGCGGATCAAAAGACGCCGCGGCCATTCTTGTGAGGAATGCTAAGAGGATTGCCCTTAGAAAAGGGGTCAATTTCCTCGATCTGAAATTGGGCTTTCTGCTGGGCGAAGCCTTGGATAAGGCAGAGAAAGGGACGGAACAATGAGCGGTTTCAGCGCAGACGAGCGCCGCAGCGCCTGGTGGAGTACCGATTCACGCCGGGCCGTGTCTGGCAAGGGTTTCGAGGTGGTTTCGGAAAAGATTGGCCGCAGCGAGCGCCCCGATCTGAGCGAGGTTGAGGTGGTGCAGATGGGTCTCAGGATGGAGAGCACCATTGCAGCCTTTGCCAGCGAGGAACTGGGCCAACTGAAGGCGCTGGGCGATGCCGTGGCTACCCATCCGCGGTATCCGTGGCTGAAATCCCATGGCGACTACATGGCGCAGGACAATTCGTTCCTGGTGGAGTGCAAGAACTACAACGCCTTGCACATCCACCAGTATTCTGAGCCTGGCGAGCCTGTTCGTGTTCCTAACTCGGATTGGGCGCAGTGCTGCCATGAAGCGGCCTGTTTTGGCGTAGATACAGTGTATCTGTGCATCCTGTTTGGTGGGCAGCGTTTCAGGACGTTCAGACTGGATTTCTCGGAGGACGAGAAGGAAGGCCAAATATCCAGAATGTCTAAGCTCTGGACGATGGTAGAGTTTGGCGTGTTGCCTGACCCGGAAACCGTCAGCCAGTGCAAAGCGGCGTACCCGGCCAGCACCGAGGGCATCGCCACGGCCTCTTTGGAGCTTGAGCAGGCCGCCAAGCGCTTGGCAGGCATCAAGGCCAGCATCAAGGCATTTGAAGCGGAGGAGGACCGCCTACAGACGGCTATCCAGCGCGTCATGGGCGATGCCGGCGAGATGCAGACGCTGGACGGCAGGACGCTGGCAACGTGGAAGTCAGCCAAGCCTTCCAAGCGTTTCAGTGCGGACCTGTTTAAGGCCGCATACCCCGACATCTACGAATCATTCGTGGTGGAACAGCCCGGCAGCCGCCGGTTTCTTTTGAAGGAGAAAGCAGAATGACTATGGATTGGAAGCAGTGGAGAGTGGCCGACACGGACATTCCGAAAAGGGTCAAAACCGTGCTGATGGCGCACGATCCGGCGATGGTGTGGGCAGACGTGCTCAAAATGAGCGAGCGTGATCTGCACTCACTGCCGCAGATGGGCAAAACAAACCGGGAGAACCTGTTGTTCGTGCTGCGCAGCGGCGTGGCCGGCGAACTGGTCAAGTGCAACCGCACGCTCGGGGAGGTCGTGGGCGATGAGTAACATTGTGCCAATGGCTGACATCCAAAAGATGGCGCAGGTGGCAGCCGACAGCAAAATGTTTGGTTTTAAGAACCAAGCGGAAGCTATGGCTATCATGCTGCTGTGCCAGGCCGAGGACATGCACCCGGCCATCGCTATGCGGGATTATCACGTCATTCAGGGCCGTCCCGCGCTCAAGTCTGACGCCATGCTCGCCCGTTTCCAGACCAGCGGCGGCAAGGTGAACTGGACAAGCTACACCGATGAGGTGGTGACGGGCGTGTTCAGCCATCCGCAGGGTGGTGAGGTGTCTATCACTTGGAACATGGAGATGGCCCACCGGCTGGGCTTCAACAAAAAGGAGAACTGGCGCAACTACCCGCGGGCGATGATGCGCGCCCGTTGCATTTCCGAGGGCATCCGCACCGTGTTTCCCGCGTGTGTGGCTGGTGTCTATACACCCGAGGAGGTGCAGGACTTCACGCCGCCCAAGGGCCGGATTGTGGACATTCCGCCAGAGCCAGAGCCTGAAACGATTGTCAGCCCTGATTTATTGGTTCACCTCTTCAAGCCTGATGGCACGATTTACGCTTCGTTCGAAACCGAGGCAGACGCCTACCAGGCTTACTACAAGGTGGTGGACAGCATCGCGGCTAACGCTCGCATCCCCGAGGATGAAAAGCTGGAAAAGTTGCGCGCGTTCAAGCAGGCTAACGCTTTTTGGATGGAACCTGAAACCCAAGAGGAACCCGCAGAATGAGCAGCACATACGCCGACAAGCCCGGCAAGGGCGCTATCTTCTCCACCGAGAAGAAAAGCGAGAAAGGCCCTGACTATAAGGGCAACCTCGTGCTGGATCGGGATTACAAGGCCGGCGAACAGGTCAAACTGGCGGGATGGCAGAAAACCAGCCGCCGCGGGCCGATGGTCAGCCTCAGCATTGATAGCTGGAAGCCCGATCCCGATTGGAAGCCCGACCCTGACAAGGTGAAGGAGCGCGAGAACACCTATCGGCCTGGCGGCAGCACCCGCTTTGACGATGATGTCCCTTTTGCCCCTGAGTTTAGGTGATGGGAAAGCCTCTGCAAATTCTTTCTCTCGGCGCTGGTGTGCAAAGCACGGCCCTGACTCTGATGGCCGTGAAGGGGGAGATAGCACCCCCTGATTGCGCCATCTTTGCTGACACAGGCTGGGAACCCAAATCAGTCTATGAGCACCTCAACAAGCTCATAGCGGTTGCGCCGTTTCCCATCCACATCGTTGACGCAGGGAATTTGCGCAATGACCTATTGGCGGGGCTGAACAGCACCAAGAACAGGTTTGCCAGCATTCCCCTGTTCCTCAAAATGCCTGACGGGACAGCTTCTATGGCCCGCCGGCAATGCACCAGCGAATACAAGCTGCGGCCCATTTACAAAAAGGTTGTGGAATTGCTCGGTGGCAAACGCCCCAAGGGCGGTGTGGAAATGTGGGTTGGCATCAGCACCGATGAGGCTACCAGAATGAAGCCCGCCCGCGTGCAATACATCGTCAACCGGTGGCCGCTCATTGAGATGGAGATGAGCCGGCAAGATTGCATCCGGTGGATGGAGAGGGCTGAATGGACGGCGCCTAAATCCGCCTGCTTGGGCTGTCCGTTCCGCTCTGACGCTTCATGGCGGCATTTGCGCGAGACAGACCCGGAAGGATGGGCGGATGCTGTGTTCATCGACAAATCTTTGAGAGAGGCTCCACTTGGCGGGCTTACCGGCGTGCCATTTTCCCATAGAAGCCTGCAACCGCTTGATGAGGTGGATTTGTCCACTTGGTCTGAACGCGGGCAGCCTGATCTATTCCAGTTGGAATGTGAAGGGATGTGTGGGGTTTAACATGGGCAAAGCGCAGCGAACCAAGGGCGCGTCTTTTGAGCGGGACGTGGTGAACGCGCTGAAGGACGCCGGCATAGACGCTGCGCGCAACCTAGACCAAACGCGCGATGGCGGTGGAGACATCGACATCGGCGCGTACATGGTTGAGTGCAAGCGCCGGGCCAGCATCGCCGTGTATGACTGGCTAGACCAATGCACACGCGCTGCTAGGCCGGGGCAGATACCGGTTGTGGTGGCAAGGGGCGACAGACGGGAAGCCGTTGTCATCCTGCGCCTTGACGATTTTATCCCAATGCTTGGAAAGGAAAAAGACAGTGGCTGATTATGAAATAAACTGGCTGCCGATTGAAACGGCACCTAGAAACGGCATCGACATTTTTATTGTGTACTCTGGCAGTGATTTTGCGTCGCCTTTAATGGGCGTGGCATCTTGGTGCGCCGACGACTGTGTGTGGATGATGGATGGAGAAGAGTACAACGAGAGCAAGGGCAATTGGGGTTGGCACCCCCTCCCTTCCTTTCCACCAGAAGAAGGCACGCGAGCCGGAGAAGAATGGCGTGCTCAAGTTTCTGCAAGACGCAACGAGGGCCGCGCAGCAGCAAAAGTTCTTTTTGAAAAAGACGAAGCTGAATTTGAAGAGATAATGAAAGCGATAGAGCTTGGAAAGGTAAGAAAGAAATGAAGATGCGAACCATCCCCGAGATGATCGACGGCCTGCGCGCTTTGGCGGGGTTGGAGGTGCTGCGCCACCATGCGCCCCTGCTGAACGTCGCCGCCAATTACATCGAGGGCGCCACCGACAGCCTGCGCGAGCATATGCACACGCTCAAAGAGATGCGTGTGAGGCTTGAGCAGGTGCGCCCTCTGATGGAACAGGCCGCTAAGGAACTGGAAGAATTTTACGACATGTATCGGTCAAACCAACACCAGTATCAACGCGACATGGAGCTACCCCGCGCCATCCGCGACTTGCTGCGCTGGTGGGAGCCGGGGACGGCAGAGCCTGCCAGCATCAGCCATTGGGGGATTGTGGAATGAGCGAACCAGCAAAAGACGAGGCCGCCATGCTCGCAGCAGCGCCGGAGGTGAAGCCATGAGCGAGGTCATCAAGCTGACTGATAAAGAGCGCGAATTGCTAAAATGGGGCCTTCCAACGGGAAGCGTTTTGTTTCGACTAGAGCAAAAGGCGCTAAATGCCCCCCATGGGCGCCGCTTATTGAAAATGGAGCGGTTGGGACTAATGGAAGCTACGCCCGCATCAAGCGATTACATCAGATACGTTACCACCCTTGCGGGCGAGAAAGCGCTTGTGGCCACGATGAAGCCATATAAGGCCCCTGCAATAAGCGACCCCATGAGGCGCTGCGAAGATTGCCACTGGTTTTCGGTAGGCGATATAATTTGGGGGAATAAAGTTTCTGATCCAACCTGCCTGCACCTAGCCAACGACAAGACATCCCCTGACGGGTGGCCACTAAGCCGCAAAAGGGGAAATCCGCGAAGTTGTGGGCCTGCCGGGAAGTTCTGGGCGATCAAATACGGCGCCCGCGCAGCCCTGGAGGTGAAGCCATGAGCGAACCAGCAAAAGACAGGAAGGAAGTGATGGAGCGGGCTGCGGAAGCAATACGGCAAATTGCCATCACGACACTGGGCGGCATAGACGGAATTGTTTGTGAGAATACCTCATGTGATCGCTCGCACGACCAAGCCAAAGCCGCTTTCCTTGCCATTCGGCTGGCGGGTTGGGATGTGGTTCCGAAATGGGAGGCTGCGAGATACCTCGAAAAGGCCTATGCCTACGAGGCTGTAGAAATTTACAACAACCTAGTATCTATGCGGGCTTTGAATTTGAAGAAAAAGGTGAAGCGATGACCGCCAAGCGCGTGCGGTGGTCGCCGGAAATCATAGCCGGCGTGTATCCAGGCGGCATCCCATGGACCGCCGAGGAACACAAACGCCTGTTCGACATGCTGCAAGAAGGCTGCACCCTCCGTGAAATTTCACAGAAACTAGACCGCACCTATGTCAGCGTTAAAGACAAGGTAAACCGCCTAGCCAAAAACGGCGAGAACGCCAGGCAGCCGGCAATTCGAAAACCAACAATGCCCCGCGCCACACAAGAGAAGGCCGCGGTAGCCAGCGTGAAGTGCCTAAAGTGCCAAAAGGCATTCGAAAGCTATGACCCTAGACGCAACCGCATCTGCGCGCGCTGCAAAGACAGAGAGGACTGGAGTTAATGGAAAACGTCAAACTGATGGTCTCGACGCCAATGTACGGAGGCATGTGCATGGGCTGGTATCAGCAATCCATGATGTCACTCGCCAACGCTATCAAAATGCGCGGCTGGGAGTTTCAGTCCACCCTGCAATTCAACGAATCGCTCATCCAGCGCGCCCGCAACGCGCTCACCAAGGCATTCCTGAAAACAGACTGCACCCACCTGCTGTTCATCGACGCAGACATCAAGTTTGATCCGATGCACATCATTGCGATGGTGGAAGCGGATATGGACATCCTCGCCGGTATCTATCCCAAGAAGGAAATCAACTGGCACTCAGTGGCAGACGCTGTGCGCCGCGGCGTGCCCACCGAGCAACTCAAATACTACACCGGCAGCTTCGTTGTGAACCTGCTGGACGGCGCCACCAGCGCCACCGTAGCCAACAACCAGCCGCTAGAGGTGCTGAACGCCGGCACCGGCTGTATGCTCATCAAGCGCCGCGTGTTTGAGGTTCTGGAACCCATCACCGACAGCTACATGAATGACGTTATGGACCTGTCCGGGATCCTGCAGCCCGAACCCATCCACGCTTTCTTTGATGTCACGATCTGCCCCGAGAGCGAACGCCTGCTGAGCGAGGATTATCACTTCTGCCAAGCCTGGCGGCGTGCTGGCGGCAAGGTGTACGTCGCGCCTTGGACGGTGCTGTCCCATATCGGCACATACGAGTTCGAAGGCCGGCTAATCCCTGAAGACTGAGACTAAAGCCGGAAAACCGATTTTTCTTGTGGCGGGGGAGGGTTTTTCATTCCCACGCCTCAGCGGCGAGCGGTGCGCTTACTCTTACGGAAAGCCTTGGCGGTAGGAGCGCCCTTGCTGCCAGGCTTTCTCATACGCTCGCCCGATCCGCGCGCTATCCGCCTACGCTTTCGATGGATGTTGGCATAGAGACCGTCACTCATCGGCATTTCCACCTTCGCATTGACGCCCTCGCCCGGCTGCCAAGCTTAGACTTTCTGGCGATTGGTCTCATCCTTGCGCAAAATGAAGCCTTGCGGCCAGCTTCTTTTGCGTTCCGAGGATTGGGCGCAGGGGCCTTCAGGCGGCTGCCCGTAGCCTTGTTGTACTTAGCCCTGCCCTTAGCCGTGAGACCCGCCCCACGGCTGGCTGAAAGCTTCTCCCCACGCCCTACGCTAAGGCTGTCACCCGCCATCTAAGCCTCCTAATATCCCGAGGAAGTAACCTCATTGGTTATCAAAAACCCCTGCACGATGACCGAAATAGGGGTGGTGCCACTGCCCGCCGATGCTTGCCAACGCACATCTACCTTCTCGTCGTAACGAAACGGCACCACACGCTCCACAATGTATGTAGGCTTAAATGGCGCATTCAGCAGCGTGAAAGATGCGCCCGTAGCTCTGTTG